GTATGCGTAGGCTGTTTCGTATTTGTAGTCTTCTGCTTTTCTATCAACAGATCTGTGGGTCTCTTCTACAATACGTTCTTTCTTATTAGGGAGAGGTTGTACCTTATCGAAAGGCATTAAAGGTAACGGTAAATAACCAAGTAACCCTAAGTCTACAGTCATTGATTAGCCAACCACACAAACCCTACAAGGCCACCTATAAGAACAACAAACACAATAGTACCTACAGTCCATTCTATTATAGCTTGTTTTATTTCCATGCGTCTGTGTTCGTGTTCTCGTTTCTGTTTACGTAGGTCTGCTTCTATCTCTAGTATTTCTTGCCACTTTGATGGGCCATACATAACCGATATGTAATCTTTTAGCTCCTGTCTCATGGAAGCAGCTTTCTGCTTTGCTGCAAAGATTTCCATAGCCTGTGCTTCTACTCCCCCACCTAATGCTTTATACCAAGGGGGTTTCTGGTTTTGACGATCAGCAAAATCTAGGTCAGCTATAGCACCAGCCCACTTAGAGAGTTGACCCCCCATATCTTGCAGATCTTTGCCAACGGCTATACCTTTCTTGAGGTATCCGAAAGCAGCGGTAGCGGCTGAAATCGCCGTTATGGGGTCTATCATCGACGCTCAATTATCCTATCCAGTTTGGCGTCGAGTGCTTCTAGTCGGTCGAGTATTCTGTTAATATCACTTTGGGCTTCTGATTTAGTGACATAATCTTTAGCTATTTCTTCTCTTGTTTTATTAAGAAGGATTTGCATCCTCTGTACTTCAGAATACATGTTCCTACAGGCCCAACCTAACAAACTCAGTAGGGCAGTTAATGCAGCAGTCCAAAGTACATCGTATTCCATTAGTCACTCTCAGGTTTTGTAGGCCACATAATATTGCTCGGGAAACCTGACTGTTGAGGCACGTTAAGCAAATCAATTCGATACTGCGCCCATTCAGCGCGTTTTTCATCTGTTAGGGCATCCCATCTGAGGGGATTAGACGCGATCACATCAACCTCATTAGAAAGTTTAAAATCCCTTTGTGTCCTTGCTCTATCAGATAAGATGGTATTTTTACTTTCTAAGTTCTCTACCCACTCCCCATCAACATAATCATAATATTCCTCTGGCTTTGGGCTGACCTCAATCCACCCTTGTTGTCGGGGGAATCTCTTTAGAAACTCCTCGCTTGGTTCTGAGGTTTCGACATAGTATGCCTTAGTACTTGGTATATAAATATGTTTCATTTTTACCTCAACTCTGCCCAAGCCTGCGGAGTACCCGCATTAGCGCGATACCACCCCCCCACAGGCACAATCGCCGTGGCTCCGCATCTGAAATTGCCAGCCTGTCCAGTAGATGCACCAATCAAAATACCCCCTGTTGTTCCACTGGGCGCTGACGATTGAGCGTTCCAAACATATAATTGTCCCTCCGCTGATCCCGCACCTTGTGTGTTTACTACGATTGGCTGATCGGTTGTGTTTTGATAGTTTACGTTGGCAAATCTATTGCTACCAATCGACATTTGCGTCCAAGTTTGAAAGCGTGAAATAGTGCCAGACTTATATTCCGCTTCTGAGTTTAAGTTGACAACCTCTGGGCCATCTGTCTCAATCGAATATTTTACAAGACCAGTACCGCCAGCGCCACCATTTCCACGATTTCCTGTGCCGCCTGATCCACCTGATCCAATCTGACTAATAACAAGACTTACAGTTGAGTAGCTGCTAATATCATATGTTGTTGTACTTAGTGCGCCATGCCCACCACCAGCACCACCTTTGCGTGATGATTGGTTCCAATCTGGCGGTCTACCAGAGCCACCAGCACCACCAGACCCTAAACTTCCTGCACCACCATTTCCGTTTTCAGCATCTGTAAATACGCCACCAGCAGCATAGGCACTTGCGGCACCGTTGTCGCCACGCCATTTATCAGCACCAAGGCCATAGCCAGCACCTGCTCCACCATTGGCAGTTACATTGCTTTGGGTGCTACCATTTAAAATAAGATAATAGACTGTATTTCCACCATTCGCACCAGCCGTGCTTTGATCTACTGCTGCTGCACCACCACCACCACCGCCAACAGCGTTTACTGTAAGAGAAACAGCATTTGGATTAGTTGAGCCACTCTTAATAGTAATTGTTTGGGTTGATTGAATAACACTACTCTGAACAGTGCCTTGGGCCGTTTTCATAATAGTTGGATTGGTTATTTTGGTATCAGTTGGCGTGAACTCAATACCATGCAATTCTGTAGAATTTTTTATACCGAATGTACTTAAAGCATAAAATGCGTTTGTGCTTGATCCATCAGCGCCAGTTCCCGCTGGGTTTCCTAAGAACAAACCACCCTTTGCTTTATCTGAAGTGCTTGAAGGTAAGAAATCATAAGTCTCACGATTAATGCGGATTGAGCCACCATCAGCGAAATCAATCTTATCGTTTACGTTAAGCTGTTGCGCTGTGATTTCTGCGCTTTGAATATACCCAAGAACAGCCTCATTTGTGACAATCTCGTTTGATAAGCCTTCGACAATATAATTGTCATCTGTTTCTTCCAGCCATAGTTGCTTGTCATAATCCCAAATCTTTAGTGCTGATTGGGTGCTATCGGCGTTGTTGGTGAATTTAGCAAAGACCACCTGATTTTCTGGTATCTCGCTCATGTGGCTGAGTTGTGGGTTTGCTGATTTAAAACTAGCTGTTATTTCGTCTTGCACAGAGCCATAGTTTGTATTATCATAGGCTGTACCTGTGCCACTCCCAGCGCCAGTAGCAGTGAAGGTGGTTCCAACCTCGTTATTGGCGGCACCGATTGCCGTGAAGTCTGTATTGCCTACAGAAACAATAGTGTATGAATTACTTGTTACAAAGCTACCCGCACTAACTAAAGACACTTGCGGATTTACTGCATCGACAAGTAAATCTAGTCCGTTTTGAAATACGATTGCTGCTTTCTTATTTTGGTTTACTTGAGATAGCTTTGAAACGTCTGCGTTGTTCGCAACAATAGCTTGCTCTTCTGCGCTCCAAGAAAAGGCATCAGAAGATATTTCACGCAAGGTCATTGCAATGCGTAAATCACCCGCATCTTGATTAGCTGATAGCTTCCAAGAGACAACTTCAAACTCTTTACCTGTTCCACTATTCTGGCTACCAAATCCATAACGGTATTGAACAGCGCCAATGGTAGGATTCTGCTCTGAGAAACGTACAATATCGCCTACCTCAAGCTCAAATGCTTCCATGCCAAATTCAGCAGTCATGGTCATTTGCTCACGACCACGAAGCAAAGTTAGCTTGGCAAGCCTTTGTGCCATCGCTGCGCTTGTTGTAAATGGCAACGGTAAGTCTAATGCTGACTTTTCGCCATTATCCTCACCTAAGAAGATACTAGCCGCCCCTGTACCTGATCCAGCACCAGTTGCCTTGAATACAACACCAACAGTATTTGATGAAGCCCCAATAGCTGTAAAGTCGGTAGTACCAACTAAAGTAATGGCATAAGTTTGACCTGTGACAAAGCTGCCAGCAGGAGTAGTTGTGGAAAGCTCTGGATAATCAGCCGTGATCCATTTATTCGCAGCATCATTAAATGTGCCTGTGACCCTATTGAAGTTGTCACGCATGTTAATGCGCGTTTCTATGCTGAGAGGGCTTCTAAGGTCGTCTAGGGTGAGGGTTTTAACATAGGTTGAATATGCACCTACTTTTAGCTTCCAGCTACCCATACCCCAATACAGTGTCCCTGCACAGGCAGTGACCATATCTTGAAGCACATTTCCGATAGGTCTATTGGCTTGAACGATACCATTTATTTCGTATCGCTTCTCTGTACTGGTATCAACTAAAGTTACATTTTCATCGCATATATTAGCAGCAGCTTGGAAGTCTGTATCGTCAATAGAACTATCATCTAATCCATATTCGGACACAAGGAAATCACGAATACACAAAGCAGCATTAGCACTATAGGCTGTTGTGCTTGTACGTGGATCATAAACCTTTTTACCTTCGACAACAGCAGTAATTAGAGGCAAGCCATTAGCAAAAACAGTTTGATCGTACTCGTACCTCACATAGAGATAAGCCATATCGTTACCAATAAAACTGCTTCCTAGTGAGGTTTCTGATGTCAGAGTGCTATCAGCAGTAGTTTGGTCGCCCTTATGCTTCCTGACCCTTATTTTTCTTTGCCAGTTAGTTTGCTCTGAACCACTTCCAGCAGTTGTTACATACTCTCCGTCTAATGTGGCAAGTTGGTCGTTAATATAAATATCACCGATAGAGTTTACTTCGTGACCAGCTAAGACAATTATTTGGTGCAGGAATACGTTATCTGTGCCTGTAGCTTCTGCAAAAGTGACAACGCCACCCTTGCGAACCTTACCATATACAAAATCCTGTGGTGCCGCTGGATCACGTAAGTTTACCATTATGCCAGATGAACCAACAGAACCAAAATCTTGTTTAGGAGCTAGTGCAGACAATGCCCAAGATGTCACGGCTGATACGGCTAAATAACCTATTATACCAGATGCAACCAAAGTGCCGAATGACAGGGTTCCAGCAGTTATAGCACCAGCAGCAGCACCATAGCTAAGACCTTGAGTAATCATAACACCAACTGTAACAGGGTCACGAACTACACGATCCCAAGCGTTCCAATTCTTAATGGTTAGATCACCTAGCTTGTACCTACTCATAGCACCCAAGCCTCATGCACAGACTCCATTGGCAAATGTATAACACCCTTCTTTGATAAGAACACTGCTCTTGTACCCGTAGAAATACCCATAGCAACGCCTATAATCCACTTCTCAGCGTGTTTTGTAGTAACCAAGGCCCCTAGTGGCGGTATATGATCTATGCGATTAAGGCGTTGATCTACAGCCTCTGAGAAGCTACGAAACCCAAACTCTTTGATTAACTCATTACGTCTGATGGGAGTATTGTCGGCTAAGTATCTATCAAGCCAATCATCAGCCCAACCTTTGCCATACATAGCACGAAAAGCATCATTAGTGAACGTAAGACAATCATTCTTACCCCACTCAAATGGCTTATTCCTTACAGCATTAATGTATTGATTTAGGCTTTGGCGCGGCCCCATACGATGTCCTTTTGTTGTAAACTTTGCACATAACTAAAGAAGTTATCGCTGGGGTATCTAGCCCTATGGCTCTCTTCTGTGTAGCGACGATTACTGGCCTTTTCCAACCTAACCAGCTTACTGTCCACCAACACAGAAATTGTGCTTGTCTCACCACTATCCTCAATAGTCATGGTATTTAGAAAGCCAGAGAATATCTCCACGACTGTAGATTGATCCCTTGTGCCAAAGTAAACTCTGCAAGGTCGTCTTTGATATGGTTCTGTAAGTGCATCCTCAATCAAATTAGAGGGTATGCCAGAAACAGATATAGTGATACTCTTAGCAGATAGGTCAGCGACTTCCTCGAAGCCATCTATAGTAAGTAAGTTACCTGATCCTGTGTAAGTATCACTGTTGATGGTCTTATCGCCATATCCTGTCCACAGTCTAATTGGTGCTGTATCTAGTTCAAACTCTACAGCATAGAATGGTTGAACATCTGTACCCTCAAGGGCTGTAAGAAGTGCTGTTATACCTGATCTACTCATGCTGCTTCCATTGCTCCGAATGAGATACCATAGGTTGATGCTTCATTGATAGAGAAGGCGCTTTCGTTAGAGGCTAGTCTGAATACACCTTTTGCACTCTCAAAATAGACAGAGGTTCCTGTAGAGATCGTAGCCCTTACATCAGGCCATACATCTATTGTGGCTTCACCAGAACCATCTGTATCTACATCAGCAAGAACTTTAAATAGCTGCATTGATGTACCTGTACCAATCTGCAGATAATCACCAGCTTTAAGGTAATCTGTCTGACTAAGTGGCGCACTGGTAATAGCTATTGTATTACTACCAGCAGCAGTAGAACCATTTGTGGTCACAGTGTCACTATTACGCGCTGAACCTAAAGGTGTTACAGCAGCAGGATCATTTAAGTAGAAAGTTCCCTTTTGCCCCTTCAAGGAAATAAGCCAAGCAATCCACTGTTCAGCGTTTTCCCTTTTCATAGGTGGTAGGGTTATATCTGCTTGCCACATCTTACCAGCATACTCGTAGGATACCCCCGCGAAGGTAAATGGGCTACGAGAGTAAGCTACAGCGTTTAAGGCCCTAAACTCTATATTAGCTATACCAATAGCTGTAGGTAAACTGAGTGGGTAAGATATAGCCATTACGACAATGCCCTTCCATATGATCCACCACGCCTCTTAGCGTCAGACACTGCTGCCTTGGCGCTATTAGCTATTTGTGGCATCA